AAGAACAAGGACTCGAAGTTAGTGTTGAAGAACTGGAAATTGGAGACTACATCTTTAGTGATGGTAACAACGAAGTCGTATTTGAATTCAAACTGACAAGTGACTTTATATCATCAATACAGGACAACCGTGTTTTTAATCAAAGCATCAATATGGCTGAAAACTACGATTATGCATTCGTAATGATTCATGGGGACCTACATACAAGGAGCAAATGCATCGCAATGAGTAGGAACTACCGTGAAGTAAATCTGTTCCAGTACATTGGAGCCATAAGCAGTCTCAATCGTTATGTGACTGTCCTGCAATGTTACAGTCCATTCATAAACGAAAGTTACTATACAATGATGAAACAAGCTCAAAAATGTCTCCAAAACAAACCAATAGTAAAAAAATTCCCCCGTAAAGACAAAAATGTCTGTTTTAATTGGTTATGTTACTGTAATTATGGCATTAATGCAAAAAAAGCCACTGCAATCATAGAAACATTAGAATTACATACATTATCTGATTTACAGAACTTAACAAAAGAACAATTATTATCTGTCGATGGAATTGCAGACAAAACAGCTGAAAAAATATTAAAAGCAATAGGAGAATAATAAAAATGGATACTATAGAAGATAAAATAACCCGATACAAAAAAGGCTACGTCAACGGGGAAGTTAGAAGCAATGAATATGAAGCCAGAATAAAACAAGAAAAACGCTTAAACATGAAACTAGACCTAGCAGACACAATGTTCAACGAAATACCATTCACATTCACAAAATCACAAAAAGAACACGTCAAAGAACTAATCAGACTATTCCCAAACTTCAAAGAACTACACAGTCAAGCAAGCAACGAAGAAGTCATACTATCATTAATATACTACGTAAAATCCTTAGAAATGAAACGATTCGCAACACATCAGGACCTCATTAACAAATACGTCACTCCAAAAAAACAAGACAAATTCACAGACATTGCTGAAATCATATTCTGGAAAATCACATTATACTATATTAGCAACAGTTACATCAGACCAAGACAACCCGAACATATAGACCATAACATACTATACAAAGGCTAAAATTAAAGGGATGGTTGAAATTTGTAAGTCCCACTATATTATGAAGAGGAAAAAACTCAAAGAGAAAATGATAAAGGAACAAAACAAGAAATGGTTAAACCCAAGAAAATACTATTTGAATAGTTTCCTTAATCATGAATCTCTCCGATACTGTCCAGAATGTGGCGGTGAAGTAGAATACTCTTCAGAAGATGAAGATGAAGCATACTGCACAAGATGTGGACTCGTCACATCAGCAAGTATACGATATGTTGCAGGAAACAAAATAGACTTGCCTTATGGTATACGATTATAAAAAATTTTGGAGGATTGTTTTAGTAAAAAGGGGGTTACAGTATAGGCTGGTTTAAAAAAATAATTAATCTTGAGTTCAATAGCAAGAATTTTTATCATTAGCTTTTGGATTTTTCTCCAAAATAATATATTGTTACTTTACACTTCGGATATGTTTTCGATTTTGCTCTATTCATTTAATGGCTTACCTTAAATTGCGAATTTTTAGTCAAACTGGGTTGTTTTGCTTCTATTATTGATATTTCAAACGAAAAAGATTTTTTCATCAATGTGCCTAATTTAAAAACTTTTTATATTTCAGGGAAATAATTAAACACGATTTAATTTTAAAAACCTTTCTTCAACAAAAAAAAGACTGGTAAACCTGTAACTCCTTTTTTTACTAAAACAATCCCCCAAAAAAAATATTATACTTATTCTTTTTTCTCTTAAAAATCTAAAAATGGTGGAATATTAAAAATGTCAACTAATAATTATCTTGGAAACAGTACCACAATTGGAAAATTTTTACTAATAGGATTTGCTGGATGGATCATATCAACTGCAGCCGCAAAAGGATTTAATCTTCCTGTGGATGCAACAACATTAGCCCAAATATTAGGGTTCATAGCCGGTCTTGCTTATTCATACTTGGATGCTAAATATCCTAACACTTTTGACTGGTTAGGAAATGCTATGAATAAAACTATTGATTCAGAGGAACCAGTACTCAATGATGAATACGAGAGTGACCCTGATGACCAATGAAACTCCTCAAACATGTTTTCATGAAGAATTAATACAAAAACATGCAAGGAAAATTGAAGCCTTGGAAACAAAAGCAGTTTACAAGGAAGAAATGATTAAAGATGTTAAACAGGATATGAAAGACCTAAATGACAAAATGGATAAGTTAAGCGATGATGTGAACGAAGCCATACGGAAATCTATAACCGGAGATAGTGATATTGATAAAAGAGTCACTTCTTTAGAGACCACTGTCAGAGTACTACAATGGGTTACTACATTATTATTTGGAAGTGGATTAATATGGGTAATTTATTCATTCATTCATCATTAGAGAGACTAAAATATAACATTGTTAATTATACGATTACTTAATTAAGAATCGCATATCATAAAAAAAGGGATAATATGACCGACATAACTTCAATAATACCATTTGGGGACCAAGAACCCGAAATGAGTAAACTAACAAAACAGTTATACTGTATAGTACAACATGACAATCCCTTAAAAAAAATAAACTTCAAACAATTCATCCTAAAGCTCAAAGAATACGTAGAAATCTACGATTTTGACTGGACTTGCAAACATGAGAATGGACGGAAATGCTATCCTCGATATGATAAAAAAGAATGTGCAAAAGACTGGTTAAAACGATATGATTATCGTGGAGCTTATAAAGTCTATGCTGATTCTGTTTCTAATGATAATTATGATGAGTTGTTACGATTACATCGAATATTGCAGGATGGAGAAGTTAGAGGATTTTTTGAAGAAAAACAAAACATACGAAATCAAATCCACAACCTAGACCCTGATGACCCTGATTATTCTTTTGAACTAAAACGATTACTTGAATCATATAAATTATGTGCGTCTCTTGTTGATTCAGAATTAGGATTAGATGTTAAGAAACTTGAAGTTAATGGAAACATCAAATCCGAATCTAAAATAGAATTAAACCGCAAATCCAAAAAAGAAATGGATGATGAATATGAAGCTATCTTTAAAGGATATTTCACTCAAGACACGAATGAAAATGCACCAGATAGCTGAACGCACATTAAAAGAAAATGAACTAATATCATACATTCTAAATAAAACTCCATTACCTAACCAACTAACCTTTCTAACATACCCCACCGAAGAATTACTATACGGGGGCATGGCTGGAGGAGGTAAAAGCGAAGCATTACTATTAGCAGCATTACAATATGTCGAAGAAAAATTCATACCTGAAGGTGAAAACCGATTAACATATGACGCATTAATACTTCGTAGGTCATTAGACGATTTAGAAATGCCAAACGCAATACTTGACCGTGCCAAACAATGGCTACTTCCATTAGAAGACACCGGACTAGTTTATTATAAAGACCTTAAGAAAAAATTCACATTCAGCAGCGGAGCAACATTAACCTTCAGATACTTAGCCCATAACAATGACTTAATGAAATACCAAGGAGCCGAACTGCAATATATCGGCTTTGACGAATTAACACAGTTTCCGGAAAACCAATATCAATACTTACATTCAAGGTTAAGGAAAACTGAAGACAATCCCATACCATTAAGAATGCGAGCCGGCACCAATCCTGGAGGTCGAGGCAATGATTGGGTTAAGAAAAAATTCATTACTGGAAATGTTCCATTTGTTCCTGCAAGTTATCTTGAAAACAAATATCTTGACCAGGAAGATTACACTCGACAACTTGAAAAGTTAGATCCATTAACTAAGCAGCAATTAATGTATGGGTCATGGGATGCTTATGCTGGTAACTGGTTGTTGATAACTGTTGATGATTTTGAAAATAGCTTGAGAGTTTTACCTGATGATAAATTATTATTCAGTGTTGTAGGAGTAGACAGTGCATCAACCGGACAAGACAAATTCGCATGCACACTAATCAGCCTATACCAAACCGGTTTAATGTGGCTATCAGACATGGTAGCAACAAGAAAAATGAACCAAGAAGAAATACTATTCACATTCCTAGAACAACACCATGATAAAAATATTAAACTAATAGCTTTTGAAAGAGAACCTGGAAGTGATTCCACCTTCGCAAAAAAATACTGGCAAGGATTACTGCCCAAATATAACGTTGTTGATTTCAGCCCACAGGGAAGTAAGTTTGTAAGAGCTAGGCCAGTTGGTCAAAGCATACGTGAAAAAAGATTATTCATTAACAAAGACATTAAAGAATCATTAATAAATGAATTAAGAAACCAATTCGGTTACATCCATCCCCTTAAAGAAAAAATGAAAGAATACCCTTCACCGGATTTATTAGACAGTACTGATTATGCCCATATGGGAGTTATGAAAATTTTAGAAAACAAGACAAGGGTGACAATATTATGATTTATATAAATAACTCGAATGACGAACTTGCAAAGATAAGCAAGAGCGTATCAGAATCATTAAACAGTAGATTAACTGGTAGTACAGTTGATTTAGAATCAACACAACAATATATTAATCCACCAGTTCCGTTCACTACATGCGAATATATCTACTTGAATTGTGCGGATGTTTTCAATTCCTGCAATATCTTGAAAGATGACTTATTATATGGAGATATTGAAGTTTATGACAAAGAAGATAACGCTATTAAAAGCATTACCAACATCTTAAACGAGAATAAAGATGAATTGAAAAACTTAATTATTGATTATAATTTTGCAGGTTGCGCAATACTTGAATATGGTTTCAGTGAAAGAGAATTCTTTATTAATCAATTACCAATCAGTACTTGCAGATTTGTTAAAACCGGACAAGGAATAATTATTGAACAGAAACTCAACAATACCAAACATTACTTTAAAATAATGGGTGACGATTACCCAATTGATTTCACACATTACGATAAACAAAAACTCGGATACTGCACCATCTTCAGCGGAGACAATATCTATAGTTTGTTCAAGGTTCCTAAATGGTATCCATTGAAAAAGAAGATATTAACCAGTATCGGAATTGATGATAACAATTACAATACTGTTGTAAATGGTAACATAAACAATAGCTTATTAATTATTGGTGTTGAACCGGAATATAAGTTTGATGAGGAAAATGACTCTACACTACTCAAGGCCCAATCCATTAAAGATGAATTAACATCTGGTAATGGTGTAGGAGTAGTTTTCGCTGAATCCAATAAACCAATCACAACAGATTATGTGAAATTTGATGGTAAAAATAATAAGGAAGAGCAGGAAATCTTAAAGAACTGTCAAGAGGATATCTTAAACATTTACCAAATACCACGTATACGGTTATTAGATAATACTGAAACTGAATCAATGAATAGTGAAAAATCAAAGGCATTATGGGAAATCTACACATTAAACCTTCAAAATATGCAAGGAGATTTCTTCATATTCATTAAAGAATTCTTATATGACTTATACCGTGAAAACTATACTATCAAATGCGATGTACCCGTATTTGCAGATAACAAGGAAACTGTTGTCAATACTCTTATTAACTTATTTGCGAACGATGGTTTAACACTCGGGGAATTCATCGACGGAGTTGCAAATAACACTGACTTTGTTGACTTGGATGAATATGACTTAACCAAACCAAAATACCAATTACGAAAGTCAGAAGCCAACATTGATTTCGGAGGTTTATGATCATGGCGGAATATGAACGTCAGGAAGGGTTCCCTGATAAAGTCCCAGAGAAAGGGAAAGAATACCATAATCGTGATTTTTTACTGGAATCTAATGTGCTGTTATGGGTGCATGAGAAATGAAAATTAACCATCTTAAACATTACAAAAGAGTTGTTAAAGCTAAAAAGGAATATTATGTCAGATTAGAACAATACAACCGAGATATCCTAACTAATTTTCTAGCTACTGGTGATTTAACAAGAGACATAATATTCACTGACATTAAAGACCTAAATCGTAAAGCTTTAACAGATTATTATGCTAATTTGCTCACTAAATATGATTTGGACAAAACCAATCCTGTCCTTGTCAATGAAGCGCAGCAGATGATAGAACAATGTCTTGATAACATCACTGACGCTGAGACCAATCGTATTATTGATAATTGTTACGGGTTATTTGATTTGATAAATAACTATAATGTTCAAAAAGAATACCTTGAAAATCTTATCAAGACCAGTAACGATTTGAGCAAAGATTATACTACAATCAAAGAGGAAATCCGCACCGAAGCCACACCGGATTATATAATGGATTCTTATAAACGAGGTGGACGAACCAAATATGTCTATGACCCTGAACTGGGCAAGACCCGACCAAAACAAGTAACCTATAAGAACTTGGATGGTTTCGCCAAAGACATTGAGAAATATAACATCAACACTGCAGATTATGACAGAGCATTATTGATGAATAAAGAATCTCAATTAATGGGCGAAGGTGACGTATACACTGGTAAGGAATGGGTTTGGTCACAGGCGGAAAATACACGTCATTCTGGAATGGATGGAACTATTATTCCTATCCATGAGAAATTTGTTGTTATCAATGAAGTTACTGGTGAAACGGATTATGGTTTATACCCATGTGATTTTGTGAACATGGGGCCAGGGAATACTGTGAACTGTTTATGCAGTATATTGTTCCATGAAACCATTTGATTGTTTTTAGATTTTATTATTTTTAAAAAACTGATTTTATACGAGATTTGATGTTCATGTCTTTTTACATACGTGCATGTCCAATTCCATGCGGTGTAGAGGATTTAGAAGGTGATACCCTATATGAGGAGGATATCCTTGACATTTACAATAAATTCAACAATCGTAACAATATCACACTCCGACATAACGGGGTCTATTTGAATGATGTTGAATTACTGGAATCCTACATTACCGATGAAGAGGAAAAAGTCGCCTTGGAGGTTGTACCTAAGGGTTCATGGGTTGTACTGGTGAAATCAGACAATACTGAATTCAACGAAGCCATATTAAACGGTGATGTTAACGGAGTCAGTTTGACTAATGTCATCAAGGACACATGTCCACTACGACCTAATACGAAATATGAGAACCCGAACGATTATGATTACAGTGATGTGGATGTACAGAAATGCGTTTATCCTCAGGATTTATCATTCGTGAAAAAACCCGCTAATGCGTATGGGATTCACATTGCAGACGATTTGAATAAAATAACTAAAGAGGTTAAGAAAATGAGTTTATTGGAAGACCTTAAAAAGTTATTATCTAATTATGACGAACCAAAAACCGAAGCTGAAGAAGCAGAGGTTGAAGTAGTCGAAGAAACTATCGAAGAAGTTGAAGCTATCGAAGCTGAAGAAGTTTCCGAAGAAGAAGCTGAACCGGACACTATTGAAAAAGAAGAAAAAGTAGAAGGTTCCGAAGAAACTGAAGAAACCGAACCAGCTGAAGAACCAGCCAAAACTGATTCTGATATCCAAGCACAATTAGATGATATCTACAGAAGATTAGAAGAATTAGAAAGCCAAAACAATGTTGAAGCTCCTAAAATTGTTAAGGAGACTAAAAAAATTGTTGAACCGGAAACCAAACCGGTCATCGTCAAAAATTATTACGATCTCTCTGGCCGTGACCCTGTCACAGGCATGAGAAAATAAATTATATTCAGGTGATTTATCATGAAATTTACTGATGATATTAACAAGAACTTTGTTGTAAAATGGTCCAAAGCTTTGACCGACAGCAACAATGCAGTAACAAGCGGAGTATTCCATGCTCCTGCTGAAGAGTTTATTACTAAAATTGAAGATGAAGCAGAATTCATCAAAATGGTAAGATACGTTGAAATGGACGGTGAAAAAGCCGACCTTGAACAATTACGTGTTCACCCTAGATTACAGAACATGCAAAAATTAAGTTCAAGCAAAGTATTAACCCAAGACATTTTAACTGACCTTGCAGAAACTACTCCAGAATTCTTAAAAACTACTTTAACCGCAGTACCTTTAACTGCATTCACTAACATTCCAAAAGGATTCCTTAAAACCAACCTTGAAGGTGAAGCTTTCACCAGTACTTATGAAAACATTCTTGCTCCGGCAGTTGCTTTCAGTGCTGATAAAATTGCAATCTTCGGTAAAGTTTTACAGAATGGTGAAACTGCAGGTTCCGGTGGTGTGCCTCCTGCTCAAGATGGTATGTTAGCCATGAACGGTGTACTTGCACAGTTAGATGCTATTGCAGCTGCAAGTCCTGCTGCAGGTAGTCCTCAAGGTAAAGGTACCAAAATTTACAGAGACAATATTGTCAAAGGTATTCAATCATTAATCCTTGAGTTTATTGCTCAAGACGGTAAAGTATCCAATGCTCAAATTTTAGTGTCTGCTAAAACTATGGCTGCATTAAGATATGCTATTGGTAATCGTGAAACCGATGCTGGAGATCATGTGTTCTTTGATGGAGAATTACTCAGATTTGATGGTATTCCAGTTGTTGCATTGGATGCATTAAACAAACCTGAAAGAGGTTTCGGTGATGTTGCAATCATCCTCGACCCTGCTGCAGTTGCTTATGGTCCTGTCTTTGAGGCTGAATCCGAATCTGAATATTCTGTTGCAAGGAAATCTTACTTAACTTCAATTGACTACATGTTTGATGTAGGTATCATCTTCGCTGAAGACATTCTTTATGTCCAAGTTGGTGATACAACTCCCAGCGGTTAGAGACATAACTATTAAAGTTGTGGATGATGATGATACACCATCTGCATTAGGTAGTGTGTCCATTGAGTTAGATAGCTCAAATATTATGGGTAAACCGGATTATACCGGAACTACTGGACCAAGTGGAGGCAAAGCCACAATTGAAGATGTGGCCGATGATACTTATACTGTGAGATTAACCAAAGAAGGTTATACTTACGCTGGTGGAACCATCACAGTTGACAGTACTCATGATGACTTTGAATTAGAAATGACTGAGGATGAATAGGATTTTATCCTTGGTTATTTTAAAATTTTTTTTTAATTAATATTTTGGTGGATTTTTATTATGCTAACTGAAATTGAAATAGTTAAAGAAGTGCTTGTTTACCTTGATGGTTGGGAAACTGATGACAACAATACAGACACCATTAATGAATCTGCTTATATGTCAACAGAGGAACTCTCAAAAAATGCTAACAAATATATAACAAGCACTGAAATCATGACATTTTATAATGATGTCTATGATGAA